ATGTATCTTATACAACCGTTAGTCTTAAAGACTTCGTCTTTAAGACTCAAGAGATTAAAAACTCGAAGAGTTTTTAATCTGTTCAACTGCTTTGATTATTTGCTTGTAATTCTAAAATTGAGTTATTAGTTATAAATATTTAGAGGGAGGGTTGATGCTTTAATGTTTTTACAGATATATTTAAAAAAAGCTATATTTTTATTTGAAAAAACTATACTTTTTTTGAAAATAGCTGTAATAAAATTGAAACTAAAATAATTTTTTACAAAATTATTTTATATGCTTATATATAAATGAGTTGTAATAAAACTTCTAATAATAAGTATTTCGATTGTCCAGCCCTTATGGCCGATGGTCGCGCCTTTACTGATTATCGCCCAAGTTCCTATGTAGATGACACTATTCGTGTCCAGAATCGCGTCTTCGACAGTTATTCTTATCGTCAGTTCTTAATTCACAATGGTTTAAACATTATGGAGACGAACAATAAGTATAATGATATGAAGAATGGTTGCGCTTCTTGTTCATACAAGACAATTCCTACGGAATCCACTTGTGTTTATAATAAGCAGTTCGGTCTTTGCGCTCCCAATGCTTACACAGGTCTCGGCCAGAATAATATTGCGAGCAATTTATAAAATAATTTTTTTATTCGGAAAATACTTGTAGTTGTGATTCCATATCTGGATTATTGATATAAACCGGAAGCTATTTCCCAAACAAAAATAGTAATATTTTTTGAATTTATATACAAAAAATATATTATAGATATTATGGTTATCAAAAAGAAAAGAATTTATAAAAAACAAAAAGGTGGCGAGCCAATAATAATGAAACAGTTTTTTGATTTAATTAAAGAATTTATAATTAATAAATCTACTAATAATATAAGAAAATTACTTGAATATATCAATGAAAAAATTAAATATTCATTATTTCTAAAATTACGTAATTATTTAGAATCAATGCTTAATTTTAGAAATACATATGACATGATTTCTTTACAACTTATTAAATATTTATTAGTTGAACCGGAAATGAGTGATAAATTTTTTATTGATAAATTTCTAAAAATATATATACATTTATTATTTATTAGATATTTATTTGATAAAAATAATTCATTATTTAAAAATAAAATATTAACTTTATTAGAACAAACAAACAAAAATAATAAATTAATACCTGCATTACTGATATTGTCAAATTCTTTAAATAGTTCTCCAAGTTTATATATTGCTCAATTAGAACAAAAATTACATAATCTATTTTTGCATGATTATTCCAGAGAATATGGTATTCCAGTATTTTATGGAGGATTATTATTTGATTCTCAATATAATGAATTTGTTTGTCGTCAAGTTGGAGCTTCATCAACTAAAAAAAGAAATTTTATAATAAATCCAGTATTCGCACTTGCGTATGATTTATTTTATAAATTAATTACAAAAGAACCTGAAATAAGAGATATACTTGATCAAATTAATAGATTACCTAAAATAAATCAATCTTCTCAACAATTAAAAATAAATATACAATGTTATGAAACTTTCAATAAGTTAATCGTAGAATTATTTATAAAATATTTTTATATTTTTAAGTTGATTTCATTTGTTATTCAGAATTTTAATTCTAAACGTGAAAATAATAGTATTATTTTAAGAAGATTACATTCACAAGTTATGCAAACACCCGAACAAATACTTAGAAATGAATATGAATATTTATATTCTAAAGTTCATGTTCCAAAATTATCCCATGTAAGTCGAGATTCTCCATTTTGTATTGTATTAAATCAATTTGGAATAGAAGAAATTATTGAATATTCAAGATTTTCGAAATGTGCGTGGACATATGGTTGCAACTTAAAAATGACTCCTGTAATAAGAGACGAAAATATATCATCTATGGATGATATTCTTAGTCTTGCTCAAATATTACTTCTTATTGTTTTAACTCACGGAGATAATATTTTTATGGATGTTCCCAGTGTAAGTGAATTTTTAGTTCAAAAATATATTGAATTATTTTACAAAAAATTAGATGGACAACCAACGAATGGAAATATAAATTTAATAAAAAACAAATTAAATATACGCCAAATAAAAACATTAGTTATAACATTATGTTTAAAATATATGGAATTATTTAATCAATTAAACAGAGAAAATACAGTCATAATTACTAAAATAGAATTGGTAAGAGAAGAAATAAAAAAATATTTTTATAAAGAAATCCAAGATTTATTATTAAAATATTTAGTAAATGAATTAATTAAAAAATATAAAGAATCATCTGATAAAAAATTAAAATTATTTATAATAACTGAATTAAATAAATTTAATTTTTTACAATTTTTATTTGATCAATTAAAAAAAGAAAAATATAATGATAGTGAACGAGTAGATTCAAATATATTAAAAAGAAACATGAATGAATTATTTGAAATAGAAAAAATATTATCATCAAAAGCGAATCTTGAAATGAAACAAAAATTACAGGAAAGTGAAAAAAATTTAGGACTACTTAAAAAAATAAGAAATAATATTCAAAGTCATAGTCAAAGACAAAGACAATTAACAAACTTAAAAGAACAACAACAACAACAACAACAAGAATTACAACAACAACGATTACAACAACAACAAGAATTACAACAACAACGATTACAACATCGACAACAAACAAAAGAAGAATTACAAAAACAATTAATAAAATTACAAGAACAATTAGAACAACGACAACAACCACAATTACAACAATTACAACAACAACTAGAAGAATTTGAACAAAAAAAAAAACAAGAAGAATTCAAACTACAACAATCAAAACAACAAGAAGAATTCAAACTACAACAATTAAAACAACAAGAAGAATTCAAACTACAACAATTAAAACAACGAAACCAACAACAAAATGAATTAAAAATTTTAGAAGAAAAATTACGACGACAATGAATCGTGGAGAACCTATAAAAAACAAAAAGGTGGTGAGCATAGAACAGAAATTGATAAAATAATCATACCGTTTTTTGATTTACAGCTATTTTCAAAAAAAGTATAGTTTTTATTTTATGTTTATAATTTGATGACTACTCGACGACTATTTGGAATTTAAACAGCTTAAAAGAATCAATATTATATATTGATTAGATAGGTTGTAATGTCTAATTATCTAATAATAAAAATTCGGGTCTGATCTGAACAGATTAAAAACTCTTTGAGTTTTTAATCTCTTGAGTTTATATATGATTAGTGTATCTTATACATCCTTCAACTGCTTTGATTATTTGCTTGTAATTCTAACATTGAGTTATTAGTTATAAATAATTAGAAGGAGGGTTGATGCTTAATTGTTTTTACAGATATATTTAAAAAAACTATATTTTTATTTGAAAAAACTATACTTTTTTTGAAAATAGCTGTAATATAAAATTAAAAATGATAATAGATGAATTACGTAAATTTAACTTTAAATTTAAATTTGATTATTTTAAATCTCTACATGATTTTTTATCTAAAGAAAAAGATAATATTTGTAAAAATAATTCTTCAAATAGAATAAATGGATTTAAACTACATAAATTTGGAGAAGAATTATATAAAATAAGATGATTAATAATATAAAATATATTATAAATATTATGGTAGTCAAAAAGAAAAGGACTTATAAAAAACAAAAAGGCGGTTTAGTATTACTAGAAGAATTAACTAGATATTTTGATTTTATAGAATTCATAATTACATCATATTATAATTGTAATGAAACAAGACAAAATGAAATATTATTGGTTAAAGATGGTTTATTTAACAATATTAATAGTTGGTTTTTTAGTTATAATAATATATTAATTAGAAATTTAATAAAAAAATTATATGATATTTTTAGTTCGATTTCTTCAGATTCATCGAATTATATAACTCAATATAAAAATTTTATTTCAAATATATTTAGATGTTTATTATTTGATATATTTCCAAATGAAAATGAAAATTTTTTTATAAAAAAATTACTAAAACGATTAATTCAACTAATGTTTGTTAATTATTTATCAGAACGTACTAATAATAAAAATCAATTTACTCAGAAAATTAATGAATTATTTCATAGATTCAATATTAATCAAGAATTACTTAGTCGACAATATTTAATGAATCTAATAAAAGATATTTTTTTAAATGAGTATAAAGTATGGTATGGTGTCCCTGTATTTTATGGAAATTATTTTTTCGATAATTATCAATATAATCAATTTATTTGTGAAAAAGTTGGTGTTTCATCGAAAGATAAAAGAAATTATATAATTAATCCGGTTGGAGCACTTGCTTGGATGTATATTGATAAAAGTAATAATACATATACCGACGAATTATATAATTTACTTCGTAAAATATTGCGATTTAATTATGTTGAAGGAATAAATAAAAGACAATCTACGTTTCAAGGATTACCAAACTTAATACATTTGAGTGGTCCTGAACCATCATCTTTTTGTATAAGAAAAAATCAATCTGATAAAGAAGAAATTATCCAACCTTGGACACTTCGAAAATGTTCTATAACATATGGTTGTTCATTAAAAATGACAGCTGAAATAAGACAAGAAAATATTGCGTCTGATGAACATATACTTGAACTTTTATCAATTTTACTGAAAAAAGAATTAGATAAGCCAGTTCCTGTTAATACTCAAATTTATTCATTGCAACAATTTAACAGAAGACGAAATGGTTCAGCTTTGAGTCCAATTCAAGAATTTGACCGAAGACTTGAATCTGACGAAATGGACGAAATACAAGGAAGACAAAGAGAAATGAATAATAGAGCAAGATATTTTAGAAATTTTTCTTTATATAACAATTTAAGTCCAGAACAATTATTAGAAACAAAAGATTATAAAACTATATTAAAGAAATTATATAACGAAGCGCGTAAATTAATAAATAAAAATACTCCTTATAATAGAACTGATATTCAAAAAAGAACAAAATTATTAGAAATAATAAGACTATTACAAATAAATCCTCAAACAAGACTGAATATTAACCATAATCTTGTTCGTAATTTATAAACAATAATACGTTTGGTAAAATAAATTGTAAATAATCTATATATATTCTCAAATAATCTTATACTTCCTTAAAAATTCATCAATCTCATTTCTAACAACGCGGTTCGCCTGTCTCGGTAAATTAGCGCTCTGATTTCTCACATTAATCTGTGCGACAATATCTGAATTAATTTCGTCATTTATTTTATAACTGACGTCCTTATCCGTCAAGTAAGTCGCAGTATTCTTATTTTTGGCGTGTTCCATATCAAAATGAACTATCCACTCATTCAGTTTAACATTGTTTTGTATAATATTCACAAGTTCCAGTGATTTAGGGGCCATTTTATAAAAATATCCGTCGGGATATATCTCATAAAGGAGCTGAATAAATTTGATAATCGCGGGGAAGTTCAATTTTTTAATCATTGTCATTATTCTAAATAAGACAACGAAATCACGGAAGTCATATGTTAATCTTCCATTCTTAACATAATAACTGTCGGCGTATTTTTTAGGGATGTTTGGTTTTCCTAAACCGGCATTAACTTCATTATGTAAATTATTCAACCAGCTAATCAAAGCATCCGTTGTTTTCATGTTTCTCTCTGGTGGATTAGATTCGCATCGCTTCGTATAATGAGCCCGACAAATAGGGCACGGGATGAAATCTTTTAAAACGTGAAAAAATTTGACATACTTCTCTCTTAAAGCGCTTGGCATCTTCGGATCGAATGTGTAGGTTATGGTGTGAAGTGTTCTCCATAAATATTGACCCCAAACTTTTGAATGAATACCCATTTAAATACTAATAGAAACTTTTTTAATTTTTTTAACAAAAAAGTTTTCTATTAATAATTAATGAGTAATAATAATTTTGCTGGAATAAGCTTCGGTTATGACAGTGATAAGATATTTAAGGAGAGAGATGAGATGATGTGTAATCGCTGGAAAACAAGTAGTATTCAATATACTGATTGCTCTTTGAACGTCAATTATAATTCACTTGGAAATTTTGTAATATCCGGAAACGCCGGTGTTTTAGGGGCCGTATTTGTCAAATATTGGTCATCCGCCCCTCCGACATATAGTCTTAGTTTCGCGGGAAGTGGCCTCCCTTATCCGAATGAGGAGGTCGCTTATGAGAAAACTCCAAATCAGGGTGTCGCCGAAATAAAGGACGGTCGCTTCCAGTTCGCGATTGATTCCCCCAATTCATACTACGACAAAATGCTCAAAGAATTAGTAGACCCTCATGTCAATTTTGTGTTCTGTGATGGAAACGGAAAGCATCTTGGAGAAACTCATCGCGCCAAATTGGGAGATACAATCCCATTTAGGACTCTTACATGGCCCAAGAAGAGGGACTGGAATAAGGGCCCAATGTTCTACTGTAATAATAATTTACCCGTCAGAAATCAGGAGCAGATTTTGCGAGATAGTGGTTATCCCGCCGTTAATAAAGAGCCCAGTAATTTCTGGGGTCTAATTCCTCCACACTAAATGACAGTTTTATTTGTTTATTTTTCAAACAAATAAAATAAATATACATATACTGATGCAAAATAAAGTAGTTAGTTCAATAACTAGCTCTCTGTTGAGTTATATATGGAATTCTAAATCTTATAAGAAGAATATGGGAACACTATTGGACCCAATAAATAGTGCGGTTTGTATAAGTCTCTTGAATTTTTATCCGAGCGGGACGAAGATATCGATTCAGAATAATGAGATAAGTTTTCAGGAGCCCGGAACGATTCAATCTATATCCCGCTGGAAAAACGGAGATAAATACGATGATTTAGCAAATTTGATTAATCCGATTAAGAAATTACTCGAAAAAAAGACTCAGGAAAATTTATGGGGCGAAGACAATGAGAATTTTACTTACTTGTGTAATATGATGATGAGCGGGTTGGCGAAACTGGCGACGACATACGCAGGAAATCACATCGCAGTTCATACAGTAGAGTATTACCGTTCGCTAATATCAGATAGCCTACAAAATCGGACACACTTCTTAGAAAAATTGAACACTGAGATGGACGAAATAAAAGGAAACTATGATATTTATCAGGAGTTTTTTGAGGATTGGACAAAAGAACATATAAGTGTTATTGTAATTATAATACAGAACATTGATATGGAAAAATCGCCAGAAATACGTAGTTCATATGTGGATAGTATTCATCGAATAATATATGGACACAATTTAAGGATAAAGAATATTATTCAGAGAGTTCAGTCTGGAATGATATAATTAAGTTTAACAACCCATAAATTTTTATATCAAGACTATAATGGGAAATCAAGAATCTCAACCACAACAACCGCAAAAAATAATTAAAAAAAAGATAATCAAACAGGCGCCACAGGCACCCCCTCAACCACGTGTCCAAGCTCCTTCGCAAACTGCTTTCCCGCAACGATTTGTTCCTCCTCCCACACGCGCAATTACTACGCTGATGGAGCGCCCGATGAGCACGAAAGTGAGCCTGAAAGACGCAGACATGATGAATATAAATGACCGGATGGAGGAATTTAAGCAGACTCAGAAGAAGACGGAGGAGGAGTTCCTGAAAACAATTGAGAAAGAGAAGGAGTCATTCTATGAGAAGCAGAAAACAACAGAGTCCCAATTTCAGGATGAGCTGAAAGAATTCGAGCTCAAATATAATCCATTTAGGATTCTTCATTTAGAATATAACGCGACAGAAGATGATGTTAAAAAAGCATATCGGAAATTCAGTTTGAAGTATCATCCTGATAAGCCGACTGGCGACGCTAAGAAGTTCATGATGATTACACAGGCATATGTATATTTGCTTCAAAAGATTAAGGAGATGACGGGAAATAAATCGCATCGAGAGATGCAGAAAGAGGCGCAGGACTATTTTGAGGAAATGGATAAGAAGAAGGCGGAGAGGAAGCAACATGACTCCCAACAATCTGGAGGAGGAAGAAGAGGAGAAGAAGATTTAGACCGGATGGAAATTGGGGAGAAGAACTTTAATGTGGACCAGTTTAATAAAATATTCGAGAAGAATAAACTTCCATCGACGTGGGATAAGGGATACGGAGGTGGTTGGGGCGATGATAGTGATAAAGAGGATGAGGTTGTTATGAACAAGAAGTTTTCGATGGATGTTTTTAATAGTGTATTCGATGAGCAGAAGAAAAAGAAGATTGAAAAGAAGCCGGAGAGGCAGATTATGATAATAGATGAACCACAACCACAACTCTTAAATAATTTAGGGTTCGAAGAATTGGGACAGGGGGATATTAATGACTTTACTAATGATAGAGTTATAAGCGACATGAATTTCACTGATTACAAGATGGCTTACACGAAGAATAATGTTTTAGAGTATGATGATAAATTCAATCGAGGTGATTATAAGAATATTGACCATTTAGTCAGAGAAAGAACTAATATGAATTTTGAGGCATCTCTGGAAGAAAAAGAGAAAATAAAGCGACGAGAATTATTAGAGAAGAAGAAAGAAGAAGAGAGAATAATAAATATGATGAATTTTGATAGGATCGCTGATGAATATGCAAAACGGACAAACCAGTTTTTTATAAAAAACAAATAGGATGAAATGAACAAAATTTATTCTAATATATTTTAGTTAAATAAAATGAGTGATGAAAGAAATTATAGTGATAGTAATGATCCATTAGGAGATAATAATATTAAAAAAACCGCAGGAGTCGCTGGATTAAAAACTGGAATGAATCAAATGAGAAAACAACAAACACAAGAAATTTCTCCCTCGACAACATTCGCAAATTTAGAAGTTCCAGCACATCTTGTTCCACAACAAGCTCAACAAGCACATGTTATAGGTCCAGAAGTAAATCATCATATAAGTCCAAATGCATTACAAAAAGTTAAAAATGAATTAAATAAATTACCTACACAAGCGAATAAAAATTCAAAAATTTCTAAAATAAAAACTAAATTAAAAGAATTTGGAGATATATCAGAACAACTTGCAAAAGAGAAAAAAGATGAAATTCAAAAAGGAATATTTGAGATATTAGGAGTGAAAAACTCAGATAAAGAAACTGTTAAAAAAAACCCATATAAGACAATATTTGTTATTATTGGATTATTAGTAGTATTAGGACTTATACCGGTCATTATATTAGTAATAGTTCCACTGGTAAATAAAGAAATAGATAAAATACGCAATAACTGGCCAGAGAATAGATGTAAGAATCCATATAGTCAGTATCCAAGTATATTCGGTCCTGAGGGAACTACTTATGATGAGAATAAAGCTTATTGTGATGCTCAGGCTGCGAATTCTGCTTTTAATTCTAATATAGGTGGGGTCCAGAATCAGATTGATGGTCAAAATAATTCAATTAATAATTTATCAGAGAGTGTTAATAACACACAAAAGATGATTTTAGCAATTAGAGAATCATTGATGAAACAGATTAATGATGTATACCAGAAAATGTATTCAATGTTTAAAAGGATTGCTTATTTATTTAAAGTGTTTGCGCGTTTATTTTATCGAATATTCCAAACATTCAATTCAATGTTCAAGACAATTAAATATGCTGTATGGACGCTAATGTCAGTATGGGTGGGTCCAATTGGTGGGTTAGTTCGCGCATTCTGTTTTGGTTGTCATACATTAATAGAATTAGAGGGAAAAATAAAAAAATTAGATGAAATCATTATTGGTGATAATATTTCGGGGGATATTGTTGTGGGGGTCTGTGAGTTCAAAAAAGATGTGCGGGACCAGTATTATAAGATTGGCGATGTATATGTATCAGGTATGCATATTGTTGAACATGATGGGAAATTTATTAGGGTTCATAGTCATCCCCTCGCAGTCAAAGTCGATTATAATCTTCCGATTATTCGTTGCTTAATTACTGATACTGGACGATTGAGAATTGGAGGAAACATTTATTGCGACTATCTGGGGGATAATGTATTAGAGACATATTTGAAGATTGTTGCGCCTATTGTTAAAATACCGTTCCGGTTGGATGATTATAAAAACAGCGCACTGAATTTATATCCGGCTTTTACACAAGATAGTATAATTCAGGTTGATTCGGGTATAAAAATGATTACAGATATAGTAATTGGGGATAAAATTTCGGGGAAAGAGGTTATTGGGGTTATACGATATATATTAGAGGGGAAGACTTTTATAACTGAGTATGATGATGGTTATAATATGTGTAAATTTGTAGGGATTCAGATATGTAGGGGTAATAAGTATATTGTTCGGGAGAATCATCGGGAGATGAAGATACTTGGGAAGCTGGATTGTATTGGGCTCGTGGTTGAAGGCGGTGTGATTGAGTTGAGCCGGAATATGAAGATTGTTGATTTTGATATAATTGGGGATGATATGAGGCGGGATGTGGAGGACGCATTGGAAAAATTATACATTGATTGATTATTCAATAAAAATAACTCTATATTTTTCAAAAAAATTGAAATTTATAACTTAAAAACAACTAACTATTAAATTAACAATGGCTTCAAAAAAATCAAAGTTAACTGAAAAACCAGTTTCATCACAAAGTTCTGAGAAATCGGACCGGTCGGAAGATTCAATCAATTCAATAGATGACATCAGTTCGATGTATAAAAAGATGAGTCAGCGAGACCATGTTTTGAATCTACCAGACACATATATCGGTTCAATTGAAGAAAGTGAGGTTGAATCATGGGTATATGACAAAACAGATGCGAAAATGGTGAAAAAGACGATTCGAATGATTCCGGGATTGTATAAAATCTTCGATGAAATTCTAGTGAATGCGATTGACCAGTATGAGCGTTTGAGCAAAATACCGGACGCGTCGCAAGTCCGTGAAATTTGGGTCGAAGTCTATCCCGAATATATTAGCGTCAAGAATGACGGTGATGGAATCGATGTTGAAATTCATCCCGAGCACAATGTATATGTCCCTGAGTTAATTTTTGGGAATTTACTGACTTCCGCAAATTATGAGAAGAAGAATAAAACGACCGGAGGAAAGAATGGAATCGGAGCAAAGGCCACGAATATTTTCAGTAAGCGGTTCATCGTTGAAACTGTCGATGGAAAACGGAAACGTCATTTTTGTCAGGAATTTATGGATAACATGAGCCGTAAAACGGAGCCAGTTATTGAAAAATATACGAAGAAGCCCTATACGAAGATTACCTTTTATCCGGATTTCGAGAGATTCAATATTGAAAAACTAAATGATGATATGGAGGCCTTATTTATGAAGCGTGTCTATGATATTACTGCGATTACTGACAAGAGTGTATCCGTTTATCTCAATGGCGCAAAAATTGAATTCAAAGATTTTGAGCAATATGTTGATTTATACATTGGGCCCAAATCGGAGATGAAGCGTGTCTATGAGATGATGGGTGATCGCTGGGAGGTCGTCGTGTGTGATAGCCCCGACGATAAATTGGAGCACGTGTCATTCGTGAATGGTATTTATACTTGGAAAGGAGGGAAGCACGTAGAGGCTCTGACGACGGCAATAAGCACAAAGTTGTCGAAGTATATTGAGGGAAAAGGAAAGAAGAAGATTCAATTGAAGCCGAGCGTTATCCGCGATAATATGTGGATATTTGCGAAGACTGTAATTGAGGACCCCTCTTTTGATTCCCAGACGAAAGATTATCTGACGACGATTCCTTCCAAATTCGGAAGCAGTTTTTCAATATCTGACAAGTTCATTGAGAAGGTCGCCAAATTAGATATTGTCGAAAAAGCGATTCGATTCAGTGAATATAAGGACTCTAAAGTATTGACGAAGACGGATGGAAAAAAGACGAATACGATTCGCGGAATTCCCAAGCTGGACGATGCAAATTGGGCCGGTGGTGTAAATTCATCGAAATGTACTCTGATTTTGACGGAGGGAGATTCCGCAAAGGCTTTTGCTATCGCAGGTCTGAGTGTTATCGGTCGCGATTGCTATGGTGTTTTTCCCCTTCGAGGTAAATTCACGAACGCGCGTGAGACGACTGATGACAAGATATCGAAGAATGAGGAATTCAAGAACTTGAAGACCATCCTTGGATTACAGCAGGGGAAAGTGTATGAAGACGTGTCCGAGTTGCGTTATGGGAGTATTTTAATTCTTACAGATGCAGATGTGGATGGTAGTCATATCAAGGGTCTCCTGTTGAACCTGTTCCATTATTTTTGGCCTTCCCTTTTGCGGAATGATGGATTCATTAAATCTATGATGACCCCAATTGTCAAGGCGAAACATAATAAGAATAAGGTGGATGTTCGCGTTTTCTATACACTGACCGAATATGAGTCGTGGAAAGAGACTTCGGACCTATCCCACTATGAAATCAAATATTACAAAGGGTTGGGAACGAGTTCATCTCAGGAAGCGAAGGAGTATTTCCAGAACTTGGACGTCAGCGAAATTCGCTACTTGTGGAATGAAGATAAAGCCGTAGATGTGGCGATTAATCTGGCGTTCAACAAAGAAATGGCGGATGATAGAAAAGAGTGGCTCGGAAAATATGACCGCTCTATGATTATTGAGCAGACCGAAAAGAATGTCTCAATCCCAGATTTCGTTAATAAGGATTTGATTCATTTTAGTAAATATGATTGTGAGCGTAGTATTCCTTGTATGGTCGATGGATTCAAGCCGTCCCATCGCAAGGTCATATACGGGACTTTCTTGAAGGGCGCCAAAAAATCCATTAAGATTGCGCAATTGTCCGCATTCGTTGCGGAGAAGAGTGCGTATCATCATGGTGAGCAATCTCTCAATGAGTGTATTATTGGATTGGCGCAGGACTTCGTTGGGTCCAACAATATGAACTTTTTGGAACCAGAGGGTCAACTTGGGACGCGAATTATGGGAGGAGATGACCATGCGAGTCCGAGATATATTTTTACACGGATGAGTCCATTTATGGAGCTGGTCTTTCATCCATCAGACAATAATCTTTTGAATTATTTGGACGATGACGGCGATAAGATTGAGCCCGAATATTATGTCCCGATTATCCCCGCTATCTTAGTTAATGGATGTCAGGGAATTGGGACCGGTTTTAGCACGCGTATCCCATCGTATAATCCAGTTGATATTATTAGCAACTTGAAGCGGAAGATGCGAGGTCAGGAGCTGGTCCCGATGGTCCCGTGGTTCCGAGGGTTCCTCGGTAAAGTGGAAAAATCGGGTGATAAGTATCAGACGAAGGGCCTATATCGTTTATTGAACGATGGAAAGGTCGAAATATATGAGCTTCCGATTGGTTTATGGACTGATAAGTATAAAGAATTTTTGGAGGATTTAATTAATCCGGAAAAGGATAGTAAGAAGAAGAAGAAAGTTCTTCTGAAATATGACAGTCTTTATACTGAATCACGCGTTCGTTTCATCCTATACTTCGACAAGAATGAGCTCTCTGAGATGTTATCGAAGGGAACATTTGAGAAGGAGATGAAGCTGGTCGATTCGATTAGTTGTAATACGACGAATATGTATTTGTTCAATGACAAGGGTCAGATTAAGAAGTATCGCTCTCCGGAGCATATTATGGACGAATTTTATGACATTCGATGCGAATATTATATTCGTAGAAAGCGCTACTTGGAGGAGAAATTGAAAAGAGAACTGGAAATATTGGAGGCCCGTATTCGTTTTATAACGGATATATTGGATGACAAGATAATATTGAAGGGAAAGGATGAGGAACAGTTGGATATGGAATTAACTAAAATGAAATATCCGCGATTCACGAAGGGCCGTTTAGAATATGACCCAAATGAAGTTAATGAGAATCCGAGTTATGATTATCTGACGAGTATGCCTATCCGTAGTATGACGAAGAAGCGGATCGAAGAGCTGGTGAAACAGCGCGATGAAAAGAGCGACCAGTTCGACATATTGAAATCGCAGACAATATTTAATTTGTGGGAGAGCGATTTGGATTTATTGGAGGCAACCTATTTGAAGCATTTGAAGGAACATACTGAGATGCTCGGGACCACGGACGGAGTCTTTAAAGCGACGAAGAAACCGGCTTCCAAAAAGGCTGTTGTTGCTCTTTAATTTGCTTGATTTTTAATTTTTGATTATTATTTTATTTATTATAAATTTCCTTAGAAAAAATATAGACTATTTTTTCAAGGATTAAATTGAATGTCCCATATTTTGCTTAATGGTGGAGGAGTTGATGATTCTTCATGAAATGAAATAATTCGAAAACACTGTATAAAATATGGGTCTTCATTTCCACAAATAGCTAACGAAATAAAAGGATAAAATTGTGCTTCTGGGTCCATTTTAAGATACCTAAAATAATAGAACGTATTTATTATCAATTTTTCGATAATAGTATAAAAAAATAATCATTATTAGTAATATGAATCCATCTGATTTATTATATACGAACTCATTTGTAAATACGAATCCTCTTACGCAACAAGAGGTCCAGAGGAATGCAAATGAATATATCCCTTATCGTAATTTGAAGGGAGAAACTGTGAATAATGTTCGAGATGAGTTAGAGAGAACCGGTTTTACAGATAGTTCAATGAATCGGGTCGCCAAGGAGGCGAATCCGTGGTCAAGAGGATATTATGGAAATCAACAACCGTTCCTTTCTGATTTTGGAAAAGATATAGCGGAGAGTAGTTATTTTAAGTATCGGTCGCATTATATTAATATTGATAGTCGGATGCGTGATGTCGCATTATATCCAACTCCAAATAATTATAATATTTTTTTAGGTAGGAAATTTAATAATGTGGAGACAGTGAAATTAATTGATTATTTTTTTCCAGAAATGGAATATCCAATTAATTCAACGAATAATGTTATTTTATGGTATGCTGTTCCTTTTGAAATATTCGGGGAAAGTTTATTTGCTAAATGGAAGTATGACCCATATATTGGTTCAGATTACGATGAATATAAAATAAATATATGTGGATGGTATATTAATTTTTCGAAACTAATTCAGACAACAACTGCATTAGCAAATTTTCGTGAATTATACAATAATAATTTACTAAGTTGTATGAATAAAATAGAAATAACTTCCGGATTTTATACAACTGAACAACTTTCAGAAAAAATAAGAGAGGAATTTCAAAAAACATTATTTTTTAATAGTAATATTTATAATAAATCATATAAAGAATATAGTGGAAATACTGGATCTCAAACATTTAAATTTCAAAATCGCCCACAACTCGTAAATGTAAGGATTGACCCAGAAACATCAAATGTTAAGTTTTTACTTAGATATGAAGAATTCCGTGTAAAATCAGTAGCAACATATTATAATAAGAATTATTTTGATTTGGAAATGAAAGTAGTTGATAGTTCTGTTCCATCTACCGAATTTTTGGAATTAATACAAAATGATTTATATCCACTTGTTATTACTGGATTTCCAGAAATTGGAGGATATACTGGGTCTAATATAGATTATATTGAATTTGTTCCAAAAAATATAATTCCATTATATCAGGTCGTATATGGCGCATCATTTTATAAAACTTACTATGATAAAATTACTGATAAAGATGGGAATACTATTCCAAATGTATTGCGTTTTTATGTTTATAATTTAGGAGTTTATACTGATGCAACTGGTTCAATATCAATTCCGGTTAAATCATCTTATACTGAAATTGTAAATAATAATAATATTCAGTTTGGTAGAGAGGCTCCATTTTTTTTAATAAATGGAGACATGTCTCTATTCTCGAATTATATAACATACATTAAAAATAATATAAGTAATATAAGTCCATTATATGATGGGTTTTGTAGTATTACTTCAAACGATTGCACAGTTATATCAACACCCGAACAACTGATTTTAGATAGTTTAATTGTTAATGTTGATTGTTCATCCCGTTTATTCACAAATTTACTTGGTTTTCAAAATACAGCAAATTCAAAATCTCTTATTGGTCCTTCAAGTGGAACTTTTGCAATAATTACAAATAATATTTACAAATCAAATAGATATATAAATTCAATTCAAGATTATAATATTAATATAGACAAATATATTGATTATACTAAATGTGCTGGTTTGCTTCCACCAGATATAAATAATGAATGTAAATCAAACTATACATTTTGGATTGATTATTATCCGAAATACAATGTTAATTATCGTCTTCCAGTGAGTCGAAACCAAAATGGAACATATAGTTTTTATTTAAATAATTATTTTTTCATGAAAATTTTATCATCCTCGGTTGGGACTCAAATACAGACTTCATCTACAATTACGCAAATAAAACCAACCGCAAATTTCGCAAATGGTTCAAGCGATATATATGAAATAAATAATGGAATAAGTAATGGTATTCGTAATTATATTAACGACCCATCGTATGTCGATCCAAAATGCCCAATTAATTTGAAAACTGATAATTTTAGTTCCGCTACTAAAAATTTAAATAATCTTTTTGCGAAAATAAAATATTCATCTATTAGCGGAAACTATGAAGTCGATAATCGTTTTGTAAATGAAATAATTTTTGAATCTAATACGATTAATAATTTAGATGAATTTGTTATCCAATTAGTTGATTACGAGGGTAAAATTTTACCACAAATAAAGGAGCATAACTTTACATTACTAATCGTGGAAAAATATGAAGTCCTAAAAGAAACAAATATGAACAGCCGTAATAATAATGCGAACACAGCTGGAATAAGACCTGTTGAAAGGAATAGTTTTAGTAATAGTTGATAAAATATTATATTAACTATATTATATAATGAAAGATATTAGTATGGAATTACAGTCCAGCGCAGATTATGGGAAACAGTATTATAATCAATTCCAAAATGGACGCGTCGTTAGCATAACAAATAAAAATTATAAAACTATTCCGATGTTTGACCAAAATAATGATACGAAAGATAACTTTAAGTATGAGGCTCTCCAACACGTTCAGACTCCCAGCACTCTATCAATGCTCTTTTTCAGCAAAGATAACATTGACCGTATTCAAAAAGAAATGCGATATACAGTATGGATACAAAGTGGAAAAAAATATGTAATTGACAACCAGAGTCCTATTGAATTGGAGATAGTTATGAGGGCCATTTTTTTACAGTATAGTTTAAATCAGAATCAGGACTTTGGAAAACAGATAACATATTTGAATAAATTGGTTCTGGATTATTGTGTCCCGAATATTCTGTCCGAAGTTCAACAATATTTAGGATATTTAGACAACGTTCAAAAATTACCAAATCCATTACCCCTCCCAGAAAATCTGTCATCAGCTGGTTCAAAAACTCTCCGAAGTGTAACAACAACTTTCTAAAAACTTTTTATTATATAATATATAAATGGAATATACAACGATAATTATTGGAATAGTATTGCTATTTTTTATTATTTTATTTGTATTGCTTATAACATATTCGATACTTCTTAATAAATCGAAAGAAAATGCGCGCGGTATGGGTAAAAAGATGCCTCCAATTGATTATATGATTATGGAGGGTGTCAAATGTCCTGATTATTGGGTATATATGGGTGATGATAAAAACGGGAATCATATCTGTAAGAATCAGTATAATATTCCAGTTGCGAATTCATCGTCATCAAAATGTTATAATGACCCAGAAAATAAGATTATGAAATTCAAAATCGCAAACATGCAACGGTCCGGAAATATGGATGCGACAGCGTCTAAGCAGAGATGCGACTTTGTTTCCACATGTGGTCCCACTGCTAATACTTCTGCTTCTTGGTTGGGTATTAATTCCGATAACGCATCGATGGGATGGGTAAATTGCGGAAAAGTATGAACTTAAAACTATAATTATATATTT